TCCTCGTTGATCAGCAGGGTCCGCACTGAGTCCACGTCGAAGGTGGCCGTCACCTCTACCTGATCAGTGCCGAGTGTCACGCTGCTCACCGTCATGCGAGCCGCGAAATCAAACCCGGTGATCCGATCCTCGGTGTCCTCCTCGTAGATCTTCGGGGCTGACTGCAGCACCACCGCAGAGGTCCAGGTGGCGCCACCCTGCGTGCTCTGGAACGTGGTCAGATAGTCGCTGCTGCGGTCGAGCCGATAGGTGAACGAATCGCCCAGGCCGAACGACCCGGAGATCACGCCGGAGCGGGTTGAGTAGAACGCTGATTCCTTCGCCCGCTGCACCACCACGGACTGATCAATGTCGCAGGCGACAATCGCGTTACCGCTGCTGCCGATGGGCCGCAGCCGGGCGGTGAACTGCGGCCGGAGCTGCGGATTGAGCTTGAATCCTAGGTTGCTGCCGATCAGGCCGTAGACGCCAAACGTGGTGGAGGTGCTGGGCTTGCTGGTGGCGCTGAAGACCGCCTGATAGGTGTTGCCCAGCCCTCGGGCCATGAACACATCGGCGCCGCCGTCGTTTTCTGCGTTGCCGATGTCGTTCGCCGCAGCGCGGCCGGCGATGCGGTCAGTCGATCGGATCCGGCCGCCGTCCGGGCGGTGGTAGATCGTGATGCGGGCGCTGCTGCTGTTGGCGCCGCTGCTGCCTAGGTCGTAAGTGTTGATCGTTGAATCGCCGATCGCAAACCCGTTGGGGTCGATCCCGGCCAGTCGGCCCTCGCCAACCATGAAAACGGCACGCACCATCTGACTGCCGCCTAGGCTCCAAATCTGCGACCACAGCAGGGTGGCGTTCACCCTGACGCCGCCATAGGTCACGCCGCCGATGGTTTCGCGGTTGGCGTAAACCACGGGGATAGGCTCGCCGATCGCAGCCACGTCCTGGACCGCATCGAACCCGCCACGGGGCGCTAGGGATTCAATGCTCGTCTGGTTGCGCCCTTGCACCTGCCGCTGCCCCAGCTCCGCCGTGCGCCGGTTACGGGGGGCGTTGGGGGCCAGCAGGACGCTGATCAGCTGGGCGCCGATGCTGATAGCCGTAGTGATCAGCACCACGATCTGCGCTACGGTGAACTCGATGCCAGCCGTTACCGCAGGCTTGGGCGCCTCCGCTGCACGCTTGCGGACCTCATCGCGCCAGATTTCGTACTGCTCATCGCTCAGGCCCAGCAGGTCAGCCAGATAGCGATCAGATGGCAGCATCGCGGGGCCTCCAGTATTCGAGGGGCATGAGCTGGCCGGCGACCTCCAGCGGCAACCACTGCGCCCCGCGGCGGTGATGCACGATCAGCAGGCCGTCATCAACCACCACGCCAACGCTGAGACCCAGGGGCTGGCGGTGGAGCGCCAGCGCGTACTGCTCCAGTCTGTGGGGGACCATCAGGCGCCTCCATTCCCGCTGCAGCTGATCCCATTGCCCGGTGGCAGCCATGGCGAACCACTGAGGGTCCAGATCGGGCATGGCCAGCCCGGCGCTGCGGCGGACCTTGGCGGCCATCACCAGGCAGCAGATACCCTCGCCGTCGTCCGGGTCGGCGCCGATCACGTGTGGCAGGCGGGCACTTACCCAGGCGGGCCAGTCTGCGGTCATTGCAGCGTCAGATTCCCGCTGGTAGGCAGCGCCCCCACCAGCACCTGAGACAGCACCCTGCCGCCGGGCGCCTGCACCGCATCGAGCGGGCTGGCCAGCTGGAGTCTCACAATCGGCTCGCTTACGTCGCCCTGCAGCTGCTGCGCGGCCCAGTATTCCGTGGTGAGCAGCACGCCGAGGCTCTGGTCAACCCGGTTGACCTTCACCGATCGCACCTCCAGCAGCCACCGTTCGCGGCTGGCCTCGGCAAACACGTTCACGCTCAGCGCCGACACCGGCGCGGCCACCACCGCCTCGGATCGATCACCGCCTCGGGTGCTGGAGTTGGTGGCCACCGCCACCGGCAGGTGGGGGTAGCTCTGGCCGTTGTGCGCGATGGTCTGGCCGATGAAGTAGTTCTGGGCCAGCCAGGTGGTATAGGTGCCATCCCGGCGCTTGAACCGCAGGAAGTTGCAGAGCTCCATCAGGGCAGACCAGCGCCACGGCGATCTGTGGGGTTGTTTCTGTAGCGCTTCAGGGCCAGTGCGGCGCCGCGTTGCTCAGACCTGCGGCCGATGGCCTCGGCCTGCTTCCGTGTGACAAGCTCCTCGCTGTTGATCACCACGGATTCAAAGCGGATGGTGCTATCACCGCCGGCCGCACCCATGCCAGCAGCGCCCATGCCGTCGTCGATGCCGCCGCGCTGGAATGGCACGCTCAGGCCCTCCATGCCGCGCTGGAACGGCACGCTCAGGCCGCTGCTGGGGCTGGAGCCGCCGCCCTGCTGTGAGGCCTTGGCAGCGGTGGCAGCGGTGGCCTGGAACGGCACCTGCAGGCCCCGCAGGCTGGCGTTGTTGATCGCCTGCAGCGCTTCGGTGGCCTCAGCGGGGATGATGGTGCCGGCCTGATAGGGCACGAACAGTTCGGTGCCGTTCTCGCCGGTGCGGTAGACCTGGCCTGGGGAGACGGGGCCGCCGAGGGCGCGGGGCACCATGGCGGACGGGTCGAAGCTCAGCGCCGTGCTCGCCCCCGCAGCGCCGAATGGGCCCACGTTGCTCGGCGCGAAGGTGCCGCCGCTGGACGCCCCAGCCACCGCGCCCAGCGCCTTTAGGATCGTCTGAAGCGCGATCATGGCCATCTGCTTGGCGATGATCTCTGCGGCCATCTGCGCGAATCCTTGGGCCACGTCTTGGAAGAATCCGGTTAGCACCTGCCGGGCGCTCGCTGCGCCGCTGATCAGGTCGCGGAACGCATTGCCGAACGCCCCGCCGATCGTCTCGGCAGACTTGCCCGCCAGGGTGGCGATGCTGGTCATCTCCGCAAGATCATCCTTCAGGGTGGCGATCTGGGCCTCGATCGCCATGCCCTGGGTCTGGAAGGCGGCTGGCTCGGCGGCCTGGCTGGTCAGCTGCTGCATCATGCGGACCCGTTCGGCCATCAGGTCGTTGATGTCCTGTTCGGCCTTGACCTGGGCGTTTTTTAGGGCGTGCTGTTTTTCCGATTCGATCCGCGCCAGCTGTTGCTCAGCGTTGTAATCGATGCCCAGCTCGACCAGCTGTTTCTCCAGCTCCTGAAACTCTCTCTTGGCCTGAATCGCCCTGTCATTGATCTCCAGCTGCTCGAAGGCGTACTCCAGCCGGCGGCGATCAAGATCAGTCGTCGCACCCAACAGCTCGCTTTCTTGGTTGAGCTTGACGACAGCCTGGGTCCTGGCCTCGATGAACTTTTCAAGCTCGGCGGTGGTGGCTTGTTGGCGTTCGCGGAGTTGCTCGGCGGCTTGTGTCTGCTGATCCAGATACCCAGTCAGCGACCCGGTATCACCAAGCTCTGACAGCAGCTGCGATGTGATCTGGGGATTGCGGCCGGGATCGCTGCGGCCGGGGCCGTGGAAGAAGTTCTGATCCGGCGCCCTCAGGAAGTCCACGCCGCGCACCATGTTGCGCTGCTCACTGATCCCCTTGAAGTACAGCCGGCTGTCCACGTCCTGAATGGACTGGGCCAGCATCTGGGGATTCATCAGTTCAGCCTTGACCTGCTCAAACCGGGCCCTGCCGTACAGGTTCGGGTTGGTTACCTGCGCCCGGCTGCGCCCGAAGTTCGGGGCGTACTGGCCCGGCTGCGTCACCACGTCCACCAGGTTGGATGGATACTGCGGCGACCTGGAGCGGGCCAGGATGTTGGCGAACACGTCGGTGCGGCCGCGAGGGTCCAGCCCGCCGTACTCACCGATTGCGGTGTTCACTGCTGCGGTGATCTCGGCATCGGTCAGCCGAAGCAGTTCCTTGACGCCCTTGGTGACTTCGGCGGCTGCGGCTCGGCCACCACCCCCGCCTCCAGCTGCGCCTCCACCGCCAGGCAGCGCAGGCGCCGGGGGAGCGCCGGGGAGGGTGCCGGGGATTGGGGCAGTGGCGGGGAGTGCCGCGGCCTGGGGCGCTGCGCTGGGGCGGAAGTTCAGCGCCTGCTCCATGGCGCTGGCCATGTCCACGCCCAGCAGCTTGAGGATGCCTTGCATGGGGTTGAGCTGGCCCAGCATCTGAGAGATCAACCGGCCCCAGTTGATCCCGATCGACTCGAACACTCCGCCGAAGATGGACTGAATGTTGATTCCCAGCTGCCTGAAGGCCGCGTCCACCGGGTTGAGCGTGTTCAGTAGGTTCTGCATTGCCTGCCGACCGACCGACTCCACGGCTCGGAATGCGTTCACAGCGAAGTTGCGGACGCTGGCGATAACCGCCTGGGCCCTGGCTGCCGCCGCCTGAACGTCTTGCTGCAGCGCCTGGAAAAACACCTCAAGCCGGGCCGGGATCGTATTCACGAACTCCCGGAACGGCTCGTTAAACTTGTAGGCCGCCGCCGTGGCCGCCGCAATGCCCGCCGCTGCCAATGCCCAGGGCCCCAGCACCGCCAAGTTCAGAGCAACGGCAGCATTCCTTGCAACGGTCGCCGCTGCGCTGAAATTGGTCAGCCCCGCAATCGCCGCCTTCGCCCCGCTCACGCCGCCCACCAGCGCCAGCGCGCCAGACACGGCATTCACTGCCACCACCAGGCCCAGGGTGCTGATCCCTGCGGCAGCAGCGGCAGCGCCGATGTTCCTGATCGGATCAGGCAGTTTCATTGCCGCGCTGATCGCCATGTTGAACGTGTCAATCAACGGCTTCATTGCCGCGCCGATCATCCCGCCGATCTGATTGGCCAGGTATTCGACGTTGCCGCCGGCTACCACAATCGAGTAGTTGAAACCCTGCATCTTCTTCTGGGTTTCTTCGGCTACCCCGCCAGCGTTACGGACGAACCCGAACATCTCCTGAATCTTGGATTCAGTGAAGTTCATCGTCGCAAGGAACTTGCTGGCGGCCTCTGTGCCAAACAGCGCCTTCGCCAGGATTGCCTGATCGCTGATACTCAGCTTCGCAAAGCTATCCTTGAGCGCCAGGATCACCTGATCCATTGGCTTGAGCTTGCCTTGGGTGTCCAGGATCTGGGCGCCCAGTACGTCCATCGCCTTGGCCAGCAGCGCGTTGCCTCTGGTCAGGCTCTGAATTTCCTCATCGGCGCCGCCGGCTGCGGTCTGCAGCCTGAACAGGCCCATCCTCAGGCCGGTGCCAGCGTCGCTGCCGCGGATGCCTGCGTTGGCCATCAGGCCCAGGGTGGCGGCCAGATCCTCGATGGAGACGCCTAGCGTCCGCGCCACCGGGGCGCTGTACTTCATGGACTCGCCAATGTCCAACACTCCCTGGTTGGACTTGTTTGCCGCCTGCGTAAGAACATCAACGACCTGGCTGACCTGGCTGGTCTCCAGGCCGAACGCCCGCATGTTGTCGGCAGCGATGCTGCCCATCTGCTCAAACGACACCGCCGTGGCCTCGGCGCCGCGCACGATGCCCGCCAGGGACTGTGTGGTCTCTTGGGCAGTGAATCCCGCCCGGCTCAGTGACGTGGCCAGCGCTGCCACTTCTGTGGGCGTGCCAGCCGCCACAGCGGCGACCTTCTCAATCTCCTTCTGCAGCACGCTGAACGATCCGGCGCCGCCTTCAATGGCCGCCGCCTTGCGCACCTCAGCGTCGAACTTGCCGGCCTGCATCGTGATCTGCTGCAGCCCGCGGCCAATGCCGGCTGCCGCCAGGCCGGTGGCGAGTTTGCGGCCCAGCGAATCACCGGCAGCGGTGGCCGTACCATCCAGCCCCCGCAGCTTCCCTTCGAGCTTCTGGATCTCGGCGCCGTACCGCTGAAACTCGCGGCTGCCGATCTTGACCTGCTCCTGCAGTCCACGGAATGCGCCAATGCTGCTGCGGATCCCGGCAATCGTGCTGTCATTGGCGCGTCCGTAGTTTCGGGTCGCAACCTCCAGCCGCACTAGGTCCATGCGGGTGAGCTGGGTCCCTTTGGCAAGACTCTGAATCTCCCGCTTCACCCGATCGATATTCCCGCCGCCCTTCACCTCGGCCGACAGCCGGATGGCGGTATCCAGGCTCATCCGGGCCATGTGTTATCCGATCGCCAGTCCTAGGGTCAGGCTACGGATCTCGCCGCCCCCAGATACTCCCGCTCGATCAGCCGCAGATCCTCCAGCAGCCACACCCGGTCACGGCGCTTGACGCCCTCATCCTTGGCGCATTGGATGAACACCCCGTAGTCGAGGCCTACAGGGCCAGCCATCCCCACCCGCCACTGGGTCTGCAGCTTCAGGAACCACGCCAGCGCTTCGCAGTTTTCCGGCAGGATCCCGAACGTCTTGGGCCGCTGCTCTACCTCGGGCACCGCCAGGCCGAACACGGCTGCAGCGTCGGCCGCATCCTTGCCGTCGTCAGCCTCACCTTTCGCGGCGCCAGCGAGGAACAGCGCCGCGTCGATCAGTTTTTTGCGCGGAAGCCTCCTTGCTTGGCGGCGGACTTGGCGGGCTCGCCGGCGGCGCTGGGTTTGCCGATACTGGCGACCCAGGCATTGAAGATCGCTGACGCAGCGCCCTGCATCCGCAGCATCTTGGCCTTGGCAGCATCGGTGAACTCGACGGGCTCGCCAGCCTCGTCCACTACCTCTTCACCCCAGCCGCAGAGCACCTCGGCGGCCAGATCCTCATAGGTGCACGGCAGCGGCTCAGTGAGCACCTCCAGGTCATTGCTGCCCCGGTAGCTCTGCAGCGCCTCGTAGCGCTTGATGGTGGCCACGATCAGCGCATTGTGCTGCTCGTTGAGATCGTCGCAATCCTCCTGGTCCAGCACCCGGAAATGGGCGGTGAAGGTGTAGGCCTTCTTTAGGCCCGCCTTTACCGGCAGATCAACCGATACCGGCCACTCGATGTGGTCCGGCTCGTAGAGATGGAACATGGCGAATCAGAAGAAAACGAGGCGGGTTTCGTCGTTGCCGGCTGCGGACTTAGGCAGCGCGGTGAATGGGATCTGCAGCATGCTGATCCCGTCAGAATCAGGGAACGAGAGGTCGCCGCTGATCGCTGCCTTGGGGCAGAAGAAAATGGAGCTTTCGTTGGCCGTCGTGCCCTGCTGCACAACGAACGGGCCATCGCTGGCGCCGCTGTTGTCAGCTGCAGCGGTGAAGAAGTTCTTCGTCGCCACAGGCGGGTTCTCGATCGTGATTGTGCCGTTCGGGTTGGGGCGGTCGGTGATACGGGCGTGAGGTTCGCAGCCGATCAGCGAGCGGAACACGGCCGACACGCCCCAGTCGAAGGTGAAGCCTTCGGAGCAGGGGTTAAAGCCTTGGAACCTCAGCGCCTTGGTGTGGGTCGGGGTGACGGGCACCGGCTCGGCCTGGTTGCTGTAGACGAATCCTTCAGCGCTTTTTGCGGTGGGGGTGGTGTAGCGGCCGACGCCGGTGATGGTGAAGGTGCCGTAGCCGTTCAGGGTGCTGTTGAGGGCCGGGCTGCCGCGGAATCCATCGATCCGGTGAACGTTAGTGCCGTCCTTCACTGCCACGATGGTGCAGCTGCTGCCGTTGCCGAAGGTGCTGATCGGCTGCAGCAGGGACAGCGCGGGGATCTTGTAGCCCACTGCGCCGCCGGTGAACGATGCGGTGGAGGGAACCACCGTCACCTGCCTGGTGGCCCCGTCGTGCGCCACGATCACGCCTTTGTGGCCCGTGTTGGCGCCGCTGGTGATCTCGATTGGCAGGCCTAGGTAAGCGTCGCTTGCGGGGTTGCTGCCGCCCAGGTCCGCCAAGGTGAGGGTGTTGGCGCCGCCTGCGGTGGCCGTACCGGTCAGTTCGGCGAATGCCGAGACGTTCATGCCGGCTGCCTGCAGCAGTGGCGTAAACCGGGGGGCGGTGGCGGCGACACCAGAGCCGCCCCACTCGAATGTCACCGTTACCGCCACGTGCTCATTGGTCAGCGGCTGGCGGTCGGCACCGAGGAACCCCTTGATCAGGGCCCGCTCGACTCGGGTGCCGGTGATCGGGTTGATTTCCAGGCTGACGATCTTCACCGCGTCGGTGTTGGCGATCGAGCTGGCCAGGGTGCCGTAGCTGGTCTCGGTCTTCACCAGCGCGAAGCTGTTGCGAATCAGGAGTGCGGTCATCAGTCCTTGGCCTTCGGCGCGGGTTGGGGCTTGGCGGGCTCAGGCTTGGGCGCCTCAGCAGCGGGCACCATCTGGCCACTGGGGAGCATCACGAACTCCCCAGACAG